GACACAAAAGTGACATCTGAAGATTTAGCATACAAGCCATCATACATTTCCGATGAAAAAGATACGCTATATTTACGTAACATTGAACGTAAGAGTCGTAAGATTCAAATTATCCGAGTCAAAGGATTAATTATGATTCTTGATCCAATTACGAATGAAATTTTTGATTATGCGGCATTCTCAGATAATAAGCGCTTATTCAAGATCGGAGAACGAAGTGGTCCAACAAAAATTACATTTTTTCCCCATGTAGTGTTATAAATGGCTACGGTATCAAATGCCGGAGCAGGTTCATCAATGTCTAACTCTCAAGCTGGAACACGCGGTTTATCTGCTGGAGATTGGACGCGTCTACAGCGGGTTCGTGGCGCTAAGACTTATGTCACCGTTAACCTAACTACAAATAAGGATATTGCACCAACACCAAACCTACAGCAACCTTACAATACCAGTCTTTTGATTCCAAAGGATGTTGGTACGGGAAAGATTCGCCGTCCTGCGTCTATGTGGACCGATTATCTAGCATCACAGCGTGCAGATTTCGTTCTACAGCGTGCAAATATTGCTGGAGGATTTATTCTAACGGATACGAATCTATGTGACTGCTCTACAACTACATTATCTACAAAGAGAACTGGATGTACTAAATGTGCGGTTTTCGTACATAAATCTATTCAGTAAATAAGTAAGATGTCAGGAGGATTGATGCAATTAGTGGCGAAAGGCGCCCAAGATCAACTCGTAAATGGGAACCCTTCGTTTACTCATTTTCGGTCAGTATACAAGCGCCATACAGATTTTGCGATGGAGCATTTTCAACTTGCGTTCAAAACTTCAAACCTACAACTTCCAGCATCAGGATCACTTACTCTTCGGGCAAAGGTAGAACGATATGCTCAACTTGTGCACGATTGTTATCTAGTCATGACCTTACCGGATATATATTCTCCTGTAGTTCCAGTATCTCAAACTCATGCAAACTTAAACTCAAGCTCAGATGCTATTGGGTACCAGTTCAACTGGATTCGGAACATTGGCTACAATATGATCAACTATGTTGCAATCTTAGTAAATGGCCAGGAGATTGTACGTCATACAGGAGAGTGGATGAAACTATACTCTGAGATCAAATTTGATGGAACTAAGAAGGCTCTACTGAATAGAATGGTTGGAAATCAGAGGGAAATTTTTGATCCAGCTAATGCGTTTGACCGAATGAATCAGTACCCCCATGCTATTTCTACATCTACATCTTCAGCAGAACCATCAATAGCTGGACGTATTTTAACTGTTCCACTGCACTTTTGGTTCTGTGAGGATGTAGGTAAGGCTCTACCTCTAATTGCACTACAGTACTCAGAAGTTGAAATCGTAGTAGACTTAAAAAATATGTATCAACTCTTTACAGTTCTAGATGTTCGTGAAACTATTGGTGGAACATCAAACACTAATTTTGGAACCCGTATTGCTCCGGATTCCAGTTCTCTAACATTCCAAATGGTAAACTTCTTATCGCCTCCAACATATTCTGCATCTCCTACTCCAACCAACCCGGTACTTGCTACATGGAATCTGAATCCATACATTGAAGCAAACTATATTTGGCTGAATGATCCTGAACTGATTCATATTGCCAAAACTGAACATTCATTCATCATGACACAAGTAGATATTGTATCTACATTTGGAGCATACGGAGCCAGTAATGATTTAGAACTCACAATGCGTAATCTTTGTACTCAAGTAGTGTGGGTAGCTCAGCGGTCAGATCGCGATGCCCTCAATGATTATGATAACTATACTAACTGGGAAAATCCATACCAACCACCACTAGATTCTACAGGACTGTCTTTCTTTACTCCACAGTATTCGTCAGGGGATGCTATTCCAGTTGATATATCTCGACGCGATATTCTAACACAGTCATCGATCATTTTGAATGGTAAGGAGCGATTCGGCTACAAGAATGCTGAATTCTTTTCTGAACTCCAAAACTTCCGTCATCACACGGGAGTTTCAACTGCAGATATCCCAGGTATTTACTGTTATTCATTTTCGTTAGAGCATTATGATGGTCAGCCATCCGGACACCTCAACGGTTCACAGTTCGATCGTACTACTCTGCGCAATTCATACATTCAGCCCCCACTAACTGCATCCCCAACACAGGGAACTACTGTATGTATTTTGAAATCTACAGCACAGAATCCGAATCCAACCGTTGTAAATCCAAATGCTGTAAACGCACAGGGACAGTTACTCTATAGTCCTAATGAGGTTGTGACTGTTATTCGTAAGACAGATGCTCAAACCCTATCATACACATATAATGTTCGTGCATTTGTTGAATCATACAACTTCGTCCGAGTTATTGGAGGCGTAGCAAATGTCGTGTTTTCATCATAATAAGGATGAGCACTGGAATCTCTATAAAAACGGCACTATATGGCGTTGGTTCTACTACTGTAGATGTTGTATCCGCTGTTACTGCGCAGAACAAGGATGGAGTAATAAACTTTTCAGTTTCGCCTACCGCTCTAAATGTAGAAGATCCTGCACCTGGTCAAATTAAGACGCTAAATGTTACATATACTATCAATGGTGGAACTACAAATACAATTTCTGTAAAAGATGGAAATACACTACACATTGATGCTCCACCAGCGCGCACTGCGTCGGGACTTCAAATCAAGAAGGCAGAGTATGGTTACCAGGGAAACTATACTGATGTAACAAATGCTATTCAGGACTTAGTGAAAAATGGGTCAATTAATTTGAAGGTAGGGTTTGCAGCTGTAGGTATTCCTGATCCAAATCCTAATAAGCAGAAAGATTTGAGGGTTGATTATACGATCAATGGTGCTCCGAGTTCGCAGATTGTAATAGATGGTCAGACATTTTCTATATCAGCTCCAGCTGTAAGTGATTCTACAAGCCCTAAAGATGCAGCGAGCCAAATTGTTGGATCAATTACCAATGCTCTTGGATTTGCTGCCAAGACATTCTTTTTTGTTTCAATGATTCTTTTAGCATGGAAAGTCGGGTCTCAGTATGGTCAAGGTACGTCTATTATCTTATCAATTGTAACATTTGCAACGTATGGTGCATTTCCAATTTTTATTATGCCATTTGGTGTATTCTTTTGGCGTTTATTTGTTGATTATGATGTAATTGTTTTAACATAAGTTTTGAATATATCATAATGGAAGTGCAAGTTTCAAGAGAAATCGATCACGAGTTTAATCGGATGTATTATAGTTTTGCGACGGTTGCTAACTGGCAGAAAGTTTGGCGACTTGTCTGCGATATGGCATATGATATGAAGGCTCCTCAGTATGAACATATTGCGATTCGCTCAGATGATTCTGATACGCAAGATGCTAGATTATATGCATCATATACTGTTCAGAACCAGCATCTTATCTGTCTAGATGAAGTTTGGCGATCATACGATAGAAAAAGTCCTTTTGTGAACAGAAACTTGTTGAGCCTGTATGTTCCTCGAGTTTTGTTTCATTGTTTAGGAGTTCAAAACTGGTTCAAGTTTTCATTCCCAAACTGCGAAGTAACTTACTGGCCCGAATAAAAAATTTGTATTCTTTTTTAGATTTTAGTAACAACACATGCATTTTTAGATCTTTTTATGTTTAGAGAGTGGGATCCTCGACAGTCTTGAAGTCACCGATGCCGATGTAGCCGACAAACTTGTCTGCATCATCGTCCTGACCGCAGAGATACAGACGCTTGGTCTTCTCGCCAACTACATACTCCAGCATCTCAAACTTCGGCTTGTCTGATCCAGCGCCGCCGTGAGGAACCTGAGTCTTGATCTTCAGCTCTACCATGTCCTCAGAAGTGTCCTCGGCGGGACCCTTCACGAAGCGACCCTTGTCACCGTCCCAAAACTCACCAGGAGTAGAGGTGACCGTAAGCTTCTTGATAGCACGCAGCTCCTTGATGGTGATCATTTGCGGCTCAGAGCTCTCAGCGGGCTCAGCAGCCGCCTGAACTTCAGCTACAGCCTCAGTCGACGGTGCCGCAAAATCCTCCATGTGCTTCTCCAATGCCTTGGCACTCTCGGCTTCGGAGGAGAGCGAGTTCACATAGTTCTTGAACTCCTCCGGCTTCTT